TCTTTTTTCTTTTCGTCTTCGTGTGACATCTCTTTTTTCTCTTTAGATTTCTCTAAAGCGTCAAGAGCTGCTTTAGGCATTTCGCCTTCTTTAACTTCAGATTTTTTCTCATCCGAATCAGCTTCTTCTTCCTCTTTAAGCTTAGGCATAGCGTCAGCTGAACCTTGTGCTTTTTGTTGAGGATCTCCAGAAACTTGTTTCATTTTCTTTGTGGCGTCAGGATTACTGTCTGTTGGTTTTACAACAGCTGCACCTAAATCTTCAGCATCATTTTTCAGATGAGAAGGTTCAGCCGCTACAGCATTCTTTTTTGGAGCATCAGCTTGTGGATTAGCGGCGTTAGCCTCTACCACTGCTTCTTGTTCCATCGCCTCAAGTTTTTTTTCTGTTTCGGCCATTGAAAATCTCCTTTTTTCTTTATAAACGTTTATAAATTTTCTTTGTAGTATATATTTATAAAACTATAGCTTTTTAAGAAACGATTCGAAGACTTTTAATTTAGCTTCTTCTAATGAACGCTGTCTAGCGGTACGGACTTGATTTTTCCAAGATTCTATGTCTTTTTCCTTGAGTACACCATTGTCCCAAACCCACTCTTTGCTTTCCATAATGCCTTCAACGAAAGCATCCGGAGCAGATGGATCTGCCACAATATCAGCGGCCGTAGCTAAGTAAAAATCATCTTTTACATAGTTTACACCGTTTCTTTGTATTAAAGACCCCATACCTCGACTAGATACTCCTAATTGAGCACCCTCGTCAATAAGACCTTTTACGATCTTTCCGTATGGTGTGTCCATAATTTTTGCTTCACCAATAAAATCTTTGCCGTCTTGTTTCAAAGACTTAACCATATGACAAACTCTTTCTAAATTAACTGTTGGTCCATCTGGATGTCCCAACTCACCAAAGGCTCTGTTTTTATTGATAAATTCTTTTGTATATCTGTTCACTTCTCTAACCAACACTTCAGTTGGATAGACTCTTCCATTTCTATTTTTAATTTCAGATTGTAAGAATACACCTCTTATCTTGTATTCTTTTTTGCCGTTATTTTCTTCTACAAGATATTCGGCGTTTTGTACTTCTTCGGAAATAAGTTTCATAAATTCTCTCTCTTATGTATATATTTATAAACTTTTTTATCTAAACTCTACAATTATTGTGTAATTATCACCGTTAGCAAAGTTTTTAGTTGATAATAATACATCACCAGTTGGTGTTGTAGCATTGTTTGGTATTTCATCACCAGCAGGTCTAAAGTCAAAATAACCTTGTCCTGACAATAACATAGCAGTAGCGTTTGTAGCACCAGCCCATATTAATTCTACGGCCGATTTTGAGTTTGCTGTGTTAATTGAAAACCAAATTTTACTAATCTTTCTATTGCCATCTTCGGTCATAAAAGTGAGTTCAGAAGCGTCAACTTTTCTGACTAAAGTTTCGCCTGTACCATCTGAAAAGTTTGTTAATTTAGTTACAAACTTAACACCAGATGTGTCAGCGATTGTTTGTGTTGTTACTGTATCAGCCATTTGTATAACCCGATTCCTTTTGTGCCTCTATAACAATATTATATTTTGTAACGTTAGAGTCACTTGTTAATAAAATATCTCCTATTGCGTCTTTAATTCTTTCTTCACTTGGTTTAAGGCCATAATTACCTCTACCATTTATTATAACACTTTTTGATGTATCACCTTTAAAAAATACAGTTACATCTCCTGTGCCAACAACTTCGTATTGAATGTTAGCAATTGAAACTTTTGGTTCGCTTGAAGCGTTGTTTGAATTTACAACATCAACAAGTGTTTGTTCCGTTTCACTACCTACACCATTAGCATTAACAATAATTTTATCATCATCATCAACTAACTTGGTCGTAGATATGGTCATAATTAACTTCTTGGTGAACCTACAGCGCTTGCGTGACCATCTACAATAGTAATTGTATCAGTCGGTGCTTTTTCAATTATCATTGAATCTCCAGCAGCGTGTAAGTAAATATTTCCTAATGTAGTACCACTAGCATTTTTTACTACAACTGATTGAGCAGCTCCTGTAGCAACACAATGTACAAACTGAGCATTACCAATATTGTTTGTTGAAGGATTATTTACAAATTCTCCTTTAACTATAACTGTTGCCATTTTATTTTTCTCCTAATTGTTCTAATATTTCTTTATCAAAATATTCATCAAATTGTTCTACGTTAATATTATGAAATTCTGCTATCTTATTAACAGCATTTTCAAATCGTTTAATAGCATTACCTTGTTCTTTTTCAATCAATTTAAATATATCACTTACAGCTTCTTTCATTTTAGGACTTAATTCCTTAAATGCTTTAGAATCTATTTGTAAGTTTTCTTTAACTATTTGGCTCACCTGCATCTTCTACACCTTGTGATAAGTCTATTTGTGCCTCACCATCAGCAGATTGTCCTGCTGTTGTAGTTGGCGAAATTGAACCGTCTGGATTAAAAGTTCCTGGATCTGCTACAACCGGTTTAGGGTCGCTATGATCTGCTGCCTCAACATTTCCATTAAACATATTACCAGCAATATCTTTTCTAGCATTATCCAAAGCATTTGCTACTTTATCTCTTAAAGCGTCTTTAAATGCTTCTCCAGCATCTACGCTGTTACCTTGTGATAACTGATCTATAAAGTTTTTTGTGTTGTCATTTATATCTGCCATAATTTACTCCTTTTATATATTTTCTATATCGGAAGATTGAGCTGTAGGACTAGCAATAATGCCGTCATCAATTTCTTTTTTGATTTGTTTGTCCATATCCTCAATTTCTCTTTCGTTTTGTTTAAGTACATTTTTTCTAACATACTCTACTGAAAAGAATTTACCAATGTAATCTCTCATCTCATTGGCCAACGCTAATCTTTCTCTTAACATTTCTGTTTGTTTTAATTCGGCGAAATGGCCATCTTGTAAGAAATCATAATTAATACTATCTCTTACTGTGTACCAATCGTCTTCACTTATGATACCTTTTAAGATTAATTGTGTTCTTAATAAATCATTAAAAAGTTCAGTAAATTTCTTTCTTAATCTTTGAACAAATTTAGTAAACTTCAATTCATCTCTAGTAATTTCTGAAGCTCTACCTAAATTAAATCCTTGATTTGCTTCTAATCTACTTGCCGGAACATTTAAACTTCTATAAAGTTTTGCTCTAAAGTATTCTATATCAGCAATTTCTCCTAAATTTTGGCCGCCAGGTAGTGTAGTAATATCTGTACCTCTACCACCCTCTCTACTTGGTAACCAAAAGTCTTCTAACATTGACATATAGTTTCTATCATCTCTAATCTCACCTGTAGAAGCGTCATAAACAAGTTTGTTTCTATATCTTGCCATTACATCACGTAGATATTGTTCAGCTTTTACTTTTGGTAGATTACCAACGTCAATCTTAAATATTCTTCTTTCTGGTGCTCTTGCTATTCTGTAAATAACAGTAGCGTCTTCTATCATTCTTAATTGATTAACAGGTTTAATCGCCTTATGTAAATAAGACAATACCATATTTTTGTTTTGGTCAATTAATCCTGAAGGGCAAAAAGCAATTGTGTCTGGTGCTATTTTAATACCAGCACCTGAAGTTGAACCAGAAACACCTTTTTCATTATAAACAAAGTATTCAACATATTCATCAACAACTGTTAAACCGTGTGGAACAGGTCCGTCTGGTCTTTTCTTTCTGATCTCTCTAATCTTTTTAACTTTACGAGGATCAATATATTTTAATTCTGTAATACCTTTTACAGGTGAATTTCTATCTATAATTTTGTGATAATAAATTCTGCCATCTACATACCATCTTCTAAAGATGTCGTGGCCTTTTGTATTAAAATTTAATAATCTTAATACTTGTTTAAATTCGTCTTCTATTTTTCTTCTTACTTCCTGTCCGTAAGGCAAATCTGATACATTTACTCTTACAGCATCTTTCAATTCATTAGCGACAATAGCTTCGTTGACAATATCTTCAATTGCCATATCACACTCGGGGTGTAAAGCTACTTCTCTATATCTTCGTATTAGATCCGCCTCACTCTTTGCCGTACCTTCCATATCAAGGTACTGACCAAAATAACCTCCAGCGGCAACCGTTTGTGTACCGTCATCTGCTTGGGTTGTTGTGAAACTTTGTTTTGGATCGGCTTGTTTTTTAGCCCTTGTAATACTAAATCCAAATAATTCAGCCATAATTTATATTCTCCTTACTACTACTTATAAGAGTTTTAAAAAGGCGGCCTGGAGAACCAGGCCACCTTTACTAATATTAAGTTGTAGTATTTGTTTCAAAGTATTGGTATTGAAATGTTACCGGGAACGTTTCAATAGCCGTTTTTTCATCATAGTCTAATGCAATTTCACCAATAGATGTCGGGAATGCTCCTCTCAACGTATAGGATTTAATTGTATTACCATTTCTGTCTAAATGATCTACAAACGCATCCACTTGATAATCAACTGGATTAGTTAAGCCTTCGTTATCAGACATATTGTTGATACCGTTTTGCCATCTTTCAAAAGCATTTCTTAACTTAAAGTTTGTGTCATTGTAAACAGTCACAGACCATTCATCAATTGTTCTATCACCTGCTATTTTTATGTTTCTACCTCTAAAGGCTACGTTTACATTTGTAACCGTCATAGCTGGAATTGATGTTCCTTGACATAAAAAAGCTAGGTCTTCTATTTCGCCACCAACTTGTGCGTAACCAGGAAAAGGCATTATTACCTTAAACTGATTGGCTCTTGCGCCACCGCCAGCAAGTTTAGCTTTGAAGTCGTTTATGTTTGGCATATTTTATTCTCCTTCTCTACTATTAACCGCCAGCAACTTCGTCAAAGCTGACGCCAGTTCTGGTT